GTATCTGAATAAGATGATGAACCATAAAAATAAGTATGATTGTAATGACTACCACTTCCTTCTTGCCATAGGTCATGATCTACTGAACTTGCATGTAAATCTAAGTTATGAGTATGTGTTCCATTTTGATATACATCAACATCGTTACTATTACCCCATATATGTCGACCATAGGTTGCACCGTTTAATTGCATAACTGATTCGTTATTATTAGTACCATCAACATCACCACCCCAACCTTTACCTGGTCCCCAATATGAAACCCATGATATAGAATTTCCGGATCCAGTTTGACTTAAATCAAATACATTGTTTTGATGATCAAATGAAAATTTAATTTCGTTATCATATCCAATTTGAGTGATCTCAATATCTACGTTATCTCCGCCATTGACCTGTTCTATATGAACATGATTATCTCCGCCAAATACTATAGCGCAATATGAGAGTAACCAGAGGTATGCTATTATTTTCATTAATTTACCTGCCTTATGTATATATTTATATCATCACCACCATTCATTCGTATTGTTCCTTCATATCCATCAACAATAGTATTAAGTGTTACCTCAGCTCCAGCTTCGAACTTAAGATTAATAATACCATTTACATCTCTATAGAATATAATACCACCATCTTCAAGGAATACATTATATTGGCTATCTTTATTTAAACCGAGTGTTGCACCCTCAAGTTTAAACCCAGCCGATCCACCAGAGCTTGATGAAGCTTGTTTGTCTCCAAGTACCTTTTTAGTTTTTACTAATTCTTCTACAACATCTAATAAATCTGGTAAGAATTCGCCTGCTAAAAAGTCTACATCAATACGATTATAGTCTTTATCTTCTTCGTAATAATCATCTATGGTTTTATCCAATTCATTATACTCTAAAAAATCAACATCTAATATTCCTTGATCTTTATTTAAATCATTATCCACTTGTTCTTGTATTGCTTGTTTTACTTCTGTTGGTGGATTCACAATAAACATATTATCAATCATTGATGGAGTAATACCACCAATCGTAACTGGTTTTGTTGGCATAGTATTTAAACTTTGTACCATTGTTGCTTGATACGCTTGATTCAGAGTAATAACTCCTGCTTCATTTGTTACTGTAATCTCTCCAGATGGATCACCATTCGCATCTGGCAATAACATAATTAAACTTCTACCAAGTTCATCAATCGTTGTTGTAAAATCTGTACCACGAATACCAATCGTGGCTGTGGGTGTTTGTATATCAATGTTTGCTTTATTTACTAATCCAAGAGAACCTGAAGCAAATCTTGCTGTTCCCATTGTAAATTTCATTGACATTTTAGAGAGTGAAGGATCCGGATCGTAATAGATCTCATCAATTAATACTTCACTATGTTCTTTAATATCTAATTGAGCATTATCTAAAAACTTTATTTTAAGTTTACCATTCGCTGTTTCTGCCACATCATTCAATTCGATCTCGGGCAGAGACTCTTCTGTAATTCTTATTTCTTCTTGTTGTCTTTTGAGTTGAGCAGAACCTGATTGTTCTACTATAGACCCGATAGAGTCCGCCGAAACGGACCCTATGAGTAAAAAATTAACTATCGTTAGCTGTATCTTTTTGATTGATTTGAATTGTTGCATTTTCACTATCTACATCAAGTGTGATAATACCTTTACAAGCTGAAACGCCAGTAGGACATGTACCAGATAATTGGTTAATGTCTACATCGGCTCCAGAACCGTCAAGAGTAAAATTAATCTCTTGATAGAATCCATCTTTTTGTAAAGTATTAATATTATTTGTACTACCAGTAATGTCAAAATTCCAAGTGACATCATCGGTTTCTACATCAACATCAAATACATTTGAACTACCTAACACTGTTAAGTCAAAGTCTAATCTTTCTGCACTAGCTAAAGAACCTTGATCCAAATCCATTGTATTTGAATCTCCAGTAATATCAACCAGAAAATTTGAACTATCTGATGAACCAGATTGTCCTATCATCCAGTCCCAAACATTACTATCGCCATTCCACTCTAAAGTGTATGATGATGAGTCTGCTGTGACCTTACCAAAGAGTAAGTTCTCGTTACCTAACTGATCAATATTGAAAGTTAATGAAGAACCAGTAATTGGAGAAGCAGACGAAGATGAACTAAAATTATCTAGTCCAATCTTGTTACCATATCCTACTTGGTCAATATACAAAGTTAATGTATCACCAACTTGTGTAATATTAATTTCATTATCATCAGATGCTTGTGCAAAAGTCAAAGAACTGAAAAATAAGCTTAGGCCTAATATATATTTTATCATTTTTCTTTTCCTTTTATAACCCAAAATCCTCTATCATGACCTTGGTTGATTAATTCTAGTACTCCTGCTTCAATAGCTGAACGTACTGCATATGTCACTGACTCATTTTTACCCACTCCGTCCTCATACTCTATTAATTGCGTACCTTGTTCTATAAACCTAAATACGTCTCCTCCACTGCCGTAAGATAGGATAGTCTTCTTACTTTGGACGTTTAATAAAACCTCTCCAGTCAGAACTGAAACAGCTCTTATAGAGATTGTGACAACATCTTTACGATATTGTCTACTTGCACCTATACCTAGAGTCCGTGCGCCTCGTCCACCAGATAAGATGTTAGTATCGTAACCAATAATACCGCCTTCTATAATCATTCCAGCAAATAACATTGGTTGTATTCCTTGTGCTTCGTCTTCTCCCTTAGCTTTTGCTAAGTCTTGTCTAGCACTTCGTATAATTTGTCTTTCTCGTACAAGGTGATCTAATCCTTGTCGCTCTACCACTCGGAACCAAGTTCCTCCACCTGCACTTTTTAATGCATCAATTAACATAGCATCAGCACCTTGTGTTACTGCAGTACTAAATGAGGCAATACCATCAAGAGCTTTTCTTTGTCCTGTTAGGTCTTGGAATTTATAAACTGCTACAACTGGTTTTTTATCAGCTGGTGGTATATCTAATAATTGAAAGTATGACGGCATATTAACAATTTCAGGTACATCAACACAGATATATGGCATGGCCTTTTTGAATACTCGGCCACTTGCTTTTACCCATTCAACTACATTATGGTTATATTGATCACCCCACATATCTGGATTACAGATAGTCGGATCTTCTGTGTATCTTGGTATTTGAGCACAGCTAGAGAGTAATATAATGACTGCTAAACTAGCCGCCGTCAGGTGGTGTCGTACCATAGTCGCTCCCGAAATATCCACTGCCGATTGGGATTTCAATTATTGTTTCCGTACCGTCGGTATCTACTATAGTCATTTTAATAAATTCTGAACCATCTGCATTGGTTATCACTTCATATGTTACTGTTGAACCTTCTAATACAAATGATCCAAACCTTACGGCATTATCATTTTGAAACATACTTTCTACAAGTTGTTTCGACATTTGAGCATATATTCTTGATTCTAAGTTACGAATGAATTTTGCTAATGTCGTATTATCGGCTTCTCTTTGTGCTGCTTTTTCTGCTGCAGCTAATGCTTCTTCTATTGATTTCTTACGAGAGAACTCTTGATTTTCTACTGTAAGATAATGAGATGCTGTACCTTGTCCACTAAAGGAAGGATTTTTAAACTTATGTACAATTTCTGTGGCGTTAGCAGGAGCAACAGCCATAATAGATACTATAAAGAGACTAACTAAAGTAAATACTTCAGCTTGTTCCCTTATCTTCTTTATTTTTCTTTCTTTCATTCTCTCTGTATTCCAATACCACGTCAACCTTTTGCTGGAGACGAATTAAGTCTTGATCGAGCATTCTCATCTGATCAATAACTCTTATTAATTGGAAATGCATTTTTTCAGTAGCTGGATCTAAATGCTCACTTATAAAATTCCATACAAAGTAAACAAAATATCCTAATCCTACAACCATCACGGTGGGAAAGCCATAGTTGGCTATTAAATCAGCAATTTCCATATTCTAGTCTCTTCTTACGTCAAGCTTACCATCTTCGACAAAATTCTCAGCGCGAGCTATTCGGCCGATGTCAGGTCTTAATTCTAATGCGCTACTTACGAGTAAGTCAATCTTGACCATTTCATTACTCATTGTTCTTGCTCTGTTCTCTAAACTTTCGCAAAAAATAGTTAGCGTCTTTATATTATCAACAACACCTTCAAGTATTTGTTTGATAATAGTAAATATGAAAAATCCCATTACTAATGCTCCTGCTATAGGTAATCCTACATCGGAGATAAGCTGGAAAATATCTTCCATATTAGTTAGTGTACGCTACTCCTACTGCGAGAGAAGTTGCAACACCTGTTAATGTATCTGTTGAAGCTTTTTCTATATAAGCTACTTCACCAGCTGCTAAAGTTACTGTACCTAAAGTAGTACCACCTGCATTTTTCCAAGTAATTGCTTGAACTGATGTTTTATTATTCAATACTCTTACTACTTTCGCAAATCCTACATTAGATGCAGAAGATAAATTGCCCTCTGATCCCAATAGTTTAATTGTACTTGCCATGTTTTTTCCTCATTAAAAAATTCTAACAATGTTATTTATAATAGCTGGAATGCCAAGACATAAAAAAAGGGACCTAAAAAGATCCCTTTAATTTATTGTTCGCACTCTTCCGGATATTGCGTACAGTAGCGTTTCACAATTTTAATGATAACTGTTATATCATTAGTTGCTTCTCCAACTACTACTCTCTCTTTTTCGATATCCTTTTGTTGTTTAGGATATTGTGGAAAGAGAGACCAAGCTACTTTCCCTCAGGTTGAGGAGTTTGTAGTTTGTCAGTTTCTTCGTCGATTTTGGCAGCTGCTTTTTGAACAACTCCAGTACCAGTATTGACTGCAGTTTTACCTACATCAACAGCTGTTTCAACAACGAATTCACCAGTGGATACTACATCCGAAGCTACAGCTGAAACAACTGTTGAAGTACCTTTTACAGCACCGTCAACAACTCCAGTTGTAAACTCCTTTGTTCCTTCTACGACGCTTCCAATTGAAGCACAATTCGTAATAAGAACTAATCCGGCGAACAGAGTAAATAAATTTTTCATTTTATTCTCCATTGCTTTAATTATAATAGTAGACCAACTGTCATACTATCTCCAATTATTATTTATACAAGTACATGTCCTGTTCATCTAATGACTTAGCCATTATTATTACTGATAACAGATCTTGTTCTCTTGCTATCTCTTCTAGTAAACACTTCGCAACTATACATTTAAATATAACAGCTGCAATTAATATTGTACCAAATAAAAGATAGAAAGCGTAAAAATAATAAGATAAGATAATTGCATGTAAACCAACAATAAGGCCTACATGCAATTTAATTCCTTGTGTATATTTACTTAGAATCATTCTTATGTTTTAAGAATTGTTCCATAAAATCATTTGAATGCCAATAGGAATCCAAACCAATATCAATCATTAACGCTACTAAAACAAAAGTAAGTATGATTGATAGATACACGTTGATTGCGGCTGAAATCTTCAGCCATTTGATCATATGTTTCATAATCTAAAGTACAACTTATTTAGCTGCTGTTTTTCTGGTTCTGCGTTTAGCTGGAGCTTTCTTTGCTACTGTTTTCTTAGCCGGTGCTTTTTTAGCAGCTGGCTTTTTAGCAACAGGTTTTCTTTTAGCTGGAGCTTTTTTCTTAGATGGTGTTTTACCATCTTTATAAGCTTCATTCCTGTGCTTTGTAGCAGGATCGTCTTTTACATAACGACCCTTATCATTTCTTGCTCTAACTCCTGACGCAGGTTTGTTGGAATCATAAACAGCATATATTCCTGCTGCTAATAGAATTCCACCAATCACTATGAATGCTATATCCATAATATAATCCTCCTAGTCTTTATAGTTATAATTTCTGAACTCTTCCCATTTGAAATAGTTCTTTCTCTCATGACACCAAAAATTCCCTTTATGTTTCGGTTGTTTTAGATCTCCTCGAGTCTCTTCATTAGCCTTTCGGCTCGGTTTGTCACTTGACTGTACCATCTTGAATCTCTGCCTTCTTTGGCAGCCTCCGTCCAATCACCACTTTGCAGCGCTGCGTTGTGGTTCTTAAATTTGCTCAAGCGCGTGAGTCCCATATTAAACATCATGTTTGCTACGATTTGTTTCACTTCTTGTGGATAACCGTCCCAACCATCATGTAGTTTTTTACAATCATCGATCACTGATTGTACGTCTTTTTCAAAACATTCGTTTACACGATCTTCTGAAACTTCAGTGCCAACGTCCTGACCGAATTCCTTGTCCTCTTTTATAACTAGATGTCCTATTCCAAATGTAGGATAGCCAAGATGATCTTTGTATATTTTATATACTACACCTTCATCTACTTTTAGTGTTTCTTTTAATTGTTCTATGTCAATGTCTTTGCTATTCCAAAACATAATGCTCTCCTATTTATTGTCCACCTTCACCAGCACCTTCGAGTTCAACCTCTAATGTGAAGTTATATGTATATGTAGTTTCTCCAGATTTTTCAAAAATAAGACTTACAGTTAAGACTGAATTATTCGTTCCTGCATCGTCATAACTGCTCCCAGATTCAAATGATGGTTGCCAATCTGTAAAGAAGGTTGAAGTTGGAATAGACACTGCTGAACCATTTGGTTGTATATTTGAACTAGTCCAAGCATAAGGCCCATCTCCTGTTTCAGTATGTGAGTCTCTTACAGTATATCCAGAAGCTGGGTTTACAATTTGATAAACAAGTGTGCCTGAGTTTGGACTTGCATTTTCACTGTCAGGATACCATTTAACATTAATATTGCCACTTAAATATTGTATTCTAAGTTGTGGGTGTACTACAATGTTAGTATCCTGTGAATATTCGTTTTCGTCTAAAGTGCTATCATATGTTGTAGCTAATGTTTGAACATATCCACGAAATTCTGACATTCTATGAGGAGCGGTCTGATCTGGTGAACTTCCTGCTACTGCAATATCTGTATTAGCTCCACCTGTGTATTGAAAATCATTTACACCATCAACAGATAATCCTCTTAATGATACATTTTGAACTGCAGATGGAGTACCAGTGTCAGTGCCTGCTTTGACTTGAGCGATACTATTGGTTCCGGTGCCACCCATTTTTATCGGTCCTGAATTTGGTATTGCCATTATTTAATTATCCCTGCTATTAAATCTTCAAAGGCTTCTACTTTTTCTGTTCTCTTTGGCCAATAGATATAATCTTTTTCTGGATTTGCTTTTAAATTACTTAAAAGTGGTAATATAGCATTATATAATTTGTTTAACTTTTCTTCAACTTCATCAGCTTTTGCTGATGTTGTTTCTAATTTAGTTGTGGTCTTCTGTACCGCTTCAAGCTCATCTTCGTCTACAGCGGTAAAACCGAAATCAAATTGATCTATGTCTATACTCATATTTGTTCCTCGTTATTATATTTATACCTTCTCGGTATGACTTTTGTCTTATCTTTATGTATTTGTGTAGAAGCATGATTAGGTGTTTCTTTACGCACAGCAATTTCTGGTTTCTTTTTACCAAAGATTTTATCCCAGTTATCAGCATAAGCTTGATGTCCATCTGTCTTAGATCTAATCAAGTCACCCGTAATGTCATTTTTATTTTTCATCTTGTTTTATTACCTTATTACAAACCATACATCTTAATGGTATATCTAATAGTTTACACATTGCTTCATCTTTTTCTGATGCCACACAATATACATGTGGGTGAAACATTTCTGGTGGTAAAGGAAAGCCTACATGCTTATCCATAATATAACCAGAATACTATTGCTCCAGTGATTAACACTGTTGCTAAAATCATACTTAGAATCTTTCTTCTAAACTGTTTCTTTTGTTTCTTCTTGTACTCTTCTATGTCCAGTACTTCTTTTATTCGGTCCATTTTCGACGACATAATATCCACCATTTTTAATATAATCTAATAATATCTTTCTAGATTTATCTCCATAATTCAATACATCATGATCATATGGTATATCCACTGAACAACTAATTCGTATCGTATTGGTTGGAATCTTACTTCCCTTGGCCACGATATTTTTTAAAACTTCTTTTTTTAGCTTTATTCATAGTAGCTCTCGATTTAGGATTTCTTCCTATTGAAGTACCTTTACGAATTGCAGTTATTCCACTTGTTCTTGGTTTAGCCATTAGTTAAATACTACTCCACCACGTCTTACAAGTTCATTTTTTACCTTTTGCTTTACTTTAGGCTTAAGATTTCCTGTATTATATTTTTCGATTAAATCTGTTTTAGAATGACATTTAATATAGTCATGTTCTACTTTTGTTTTTCCTGTTGCTCTATCACGAACAACTGCGCTCTTTGTTAATTTTATTGGCATTATGTTATCCTTTTAATACTTCCTTTTATATCTGCTAAGAATGCAAACATCTCAACAGTTGGAAATTCTTTTTTCAAATCAAGTAACGCTTGAAGATTCTCTTTATGGTCATCAAAGAGTCTTATTCTTGCATACTCACCAGTTTTTAAATACTTTCTAAATATAACTTTTTTATTTGATGCACTTGAAGGTCCTTTAATATTACCAGCTCTTTCAACGTATACGTTTTTCATTGGTATACCATGTGATTCAAATGTCTTAATAAATAGATTTTTATCATCCATATTACTTCTTGCTGTAACTACAATAACCTTTGAACCTTTTTTAGTTGCATTCTTTATTATAGCTTTTGCCTTTTGTACCATACGGCCAATAGGTGTAGCTGTTTGATAAAAGATTTTAGACGATTTAAATTCTCCAAAATCAAATTCTTCGTTCTTTCTTAACTTATAACTATTAAACTCCATAGGTGTTAACGGTTTAGTTTGTCCAGTATTTGTATTCTTTACTATTACACGAGCTTTTGATACAAACAAAGTATCATCAATATCAAATATTGTAAGACCTTTGCCTGCTCTTTCCGCTAAAAACTCGTTAAACTTTTTCATAGATATATTATACCATACTTTTTAGTAAATGTAAATATCTATTTATAAGTTTTTTTTATCTGCCGACGTGGCTATTAAGCATATCTAGTATATCTTGATACTTTGCCGCTTCAAGCAATTCTTTCTCAATAGTTTCCATCATATCAGGATGCTCTGCTATTCCAGCATGACTTCCAATTAATATATCAACATTCATAATGTGTCTATCAATATTAGCCTTAGCTGATGTTTTAAGCGTTTCAATGATTCTTCCTTTATAGTTTGCTGCCATTTCTATCTCCCAAATAGTTTTCTTCTGCTGTATTCAGCACGCGTTTCAATTAATTTCTTTGTCCAATTATCTCTATCTTCTATAAAGACTTGTGGTCCTTCATCACCAGCAATACAAACAACTAATTGTTTAATTGGTTGGCCAGTTCTTTCTTCCCACATAATTGCATATGCTGAACATTGCATAAAGTATGAACTAATCCATTCTTTCTTTTTCAGCTTACGAGATGTTTTCCAATCAATGATTGAATCTACACCTTTCCATTGACCAACGAGATCTACTCTTCCAGCTAAACCAAGATGTTTAGAGTAAAGAGGAGCTTCTTGTTGATAAACTTTTGTGACGCATTCGTCTAAAATTGGTTGTATATCTTTAAATGTTTGTACATTATGTGGCATTTCTCCTTTTATAAACTCAGGATCATTTGCAATATATTTTTCTATTATGTTATGAACTGTTGTTCCTCGTGAGCTTGCTTGTCGAGATATACGATTAGCTTCTTCTTCGCCAACTCTTGCTCTCCAAGCTTGGATTGCTTCTTCAGAAAGTATTGAAAGTACTGTAGTAATTGATGGATATTTGTTTCCATCTGGATCTGTATATAGTCTACCTTTATCTGTAGTTTCCGCTATTAGATCAAAATAGCCAAGATCTACTGGTTCATGTATAAATTTCATAAAAATAAATTAGTGACTCCCATAACACCTAGCATACCAAAGAACATAACGGCTTGTACTACTGACATAATCGCTACTTGTTTCATTGGATGTACATCTACAATTTTCTCTATCCAGTCTTCGTCTGGAGATAGATTAGCTACTTGCAAAAGCTTTTCTTCTTTAGTCTTTTTCATTAAAGCTTATCTCCTGTTGCCAGTTTTTCTTGTTGGTCTCGTAGTTTTCTGATCCCTTTTGTACCAATATAATTCTACCGCCATCCATATCAATCCTAATAGAATCAGTGATAATTCTCCCGCCATATCTGTCATAAAATATTCCTTCTATTTCTCCACTTTTATCTTCGCTTCGAAGACTTTTAACTAACTTTACTAATTCTTCTTTTCTCATTTTTTTCTTTTTTTATATTCATTATATTCAAATTGTATTACTGGTATTGCTAATGGTAAAAACAAAATGATAGGTATTAACCATAACCAGTTGTTCATTTTGTTTTAATATTATCTCTTAATCTTGGTGGCATGCCACTCTTAATTCTATTTTGTACTTCTTTCCATCCATCACCAGCTCTTGAAAGAACTGATTTACCACCATCATGATCTATATTTAATGTACTATAATGTGATTGAATGTTTGGATTATCTTTTAAGTATTCAACTTTACTTTCATAAGACATTATCTTTTCGAAGACTTCGTCTGTTTCAGTATTTTTAAATTCATATGTTGGCATCTAGTATTTCTCCAAGTCTTTTATGAGCGGACATCTCATCTTTACATAGATAAGAATATATATACCAAAGCAAAAAGCATCTGCTATCGTCTTTACTATACCATGACATATCATTTATATATCCACGCAGTTCTGTTAGTATTCTTAAATCTTTTGTTATCCAATGATAATCAGGATATCCATAAGATATAATAGGTACATCATGCATCATACATTCAATACCGGCTGTTGAGTTTTCAGTTATTGCTAATCTTGTTTTAGGCAATACATCGTGTATTGATACAAATCCAATAATAACAGTATGACCAGCATCTTCCCATTTTTCTATTTGTTTATTTAAGTTTCTTATAATATGAGTTGCTTTTCTTATTCTTGGATGTAATTTGATAACTAAATTTTCATTTTTAAGTTTATCTATTATCATACACATCTTTTTCCAATGATCACCAAAGCTAAATCCATAAACAGTTTCGTCTTCTGGCATTTGGCCTATAATAAGTATATGATCGTCAGGTACATTTTTAGCTCTTTCCCACTTAAGTAAAATTGAATCATCCCACTTATTAGATCGATCTTCAACCATCTTTTCAATATAGCTCCAACTAATGTTCTTTGTCCATATAAAACCGTTATATCCTGGTTCTTCAAATGTAATACGAGAACTATTAGCATATCCTAAATCACATATTTGAAAATGCTTACTTGTAGGAGCTGTTGGCTTAAATATAATAGAATTCTCTGGCATATCAGGTTCTAAATCTCTTGCTGTATGATTGTATATATGTAGATCAGGTTCTCCATCAGTTTCTTTCATGCCTCTTAGATTTAAACCAGCCTTTATACATTCAGCTGCATGTTTAAAGTTGCCTTTAAACGTATATCGATATTCGTAGAATTTATATGTTTCCATTAAACCACTTAGGTATAGGTCTTTTAGACCATATCATATTAAATCTTTTTTGTTTTGTTTTGTAAAAATTGCGATATGATTCTACAGGATCAGTGCCACCTAATCCAGTAACTACGCATTCTGGATTAGAACCCATTGCAAGTTTAAATTGTGTTTTACCTATCTTGATATTATTTGGTAATGACGAAAGTATCTCTCTGAGTTTTGTATCTGTTGAATGTACTTTACCATATCGGTAAGTATACTCATCACAAAGGCCAATAAAATGTTTGTAATGCCAAGTGTAATTACAACAGCCTTCGCGAGTCCATATTGTTGATGGATGATTAAAATGGCAGGCTTTGTATAGTATATCCTCACGTTCATCATCTAACTTCCAGTATTGTAGCATTGCTCCAGATTTAGATGGTCTTCTTTCCATAACACCGTCTACCATGCGATGTACTGTAGACAGCATTTGAGCAGATTCGACAATCATTTTTACTACATGTTTGTCGCACTGCTCTTGTGCTGCAATCACGGGGTCATTATCTAGTATAAAAATATTCATAATATATATTATACCACATTTTCAAAGTAATGTAAACGATTTATTGCATTTCTTTTAAAGTGTGATACATGTAATCAATTTGCTTTCCCAGCTTGTAAGCTTTAATGTTCCTCCCTTTTTTAACTAATTTTCTTTTATGGTATATTGCTTTAGAAATATCTTTCTTTAGGCTTTCAATTTGTACAAACATAGTTTCTCCTATATTATAAAAATTAAACAATTGTATCATAACAAAAATCTGGGGATCACCTCCTATTTTACTATCAGATTTGGAAATGCATCACGAATTAATATTTTCGTAATACCTTTAATTGCTAGTGACTTATCTTTAGCTGCAACTAGCAATTCAGCTTCTTCCTTATTTAAAGTTTCAAGAAGCTGTAGAAACATGCTTTCTCTTTTAAGAGGCTTCATTGCTAACGCAACAGGACCTTTAAAAAAGTATTTAAATTTTTTGTATTCTTTATTAAGAATTGAATATTCGTAACCTTTAGGAGCATCATCTTGCTGATAAGCTGGTGCGCCTTCTGGTAACATTGATACGATAGTATCATCGTAGTTTATTCTTAGGATATCTAATAATCCTGGTGATTTAT